AATATTGTGCGCCGTGCCTGAAGTCGATCAAAAGATTGCAGGGACATCACTTGATTTAGTGCGGGATACTGCCAGTTTGCGCCAAGAAGAACACGCCTCCACGGTGTTGTTTGTTATGAAAGTTGGTGCAGACGCGTACAAAGACACGGTTAAATTCCCAACAGGGCCGTGGTGCAAAGAAGGCGATTTTGTATTGGTGCGCACATATACCGGTACAAGATTCAAAATCTTTGGCAAGGAGTTCCGTCTCATCAACGACGACCAAGTTGATGCTGTTGTGCAAGACCCACGCGGATTAAGCCGCGCTTAAAGGAGTTAGTATGCCTGATGAATTTAAATTCCCCGATGAAATTGAAAATAAAAAAGTAAATATTGAAATCGAAAGCGATGCAGATATTGAAATTGAAATAGAAGACGATACCCCCGAACGTGACCGGGGCCGCAAGCCGTTAGACAAAGAAGTGCTTGACCCCACTGAGGAAGAGATTGAGTCCTACTCTGACAAGGTTAAGAAGCGGATTACGGAACTGACCCATGCCCGCCATGACGAGCGCCGGGTCAAAGAATCCGTTCTGCGGGAAAAGCAAGAGCTTGAAAACCTTGCCCAACACTTGGTGGAGGAAAACAAACGTCTCAAGCAAAACGTGTACACGGGGCAGGAAGCGGTTATTGAGGGGGTCAAGCAAAAGGCTGACACGGAACTCCAAATAGCGCGGCGTATGCTCAAGGAAGCGCAGGAAGCCTTTGACACAGATGCAATCATTGAGGCCCAAGAAGCCGTGATGGATGCCAAAATTCGGGTTGAGCAAACAAAAAATTTCCGCCCAACCCCTTTACAACAGGAAGATTTTCCTGTACAAACGCAACAAGTTCAGTCAAAACCTGTTCCCCCGGATGAAAAAACCCTGCGCTGGCAGGCAAAAAACCAGTGGTTTGGGGCGGATGGTTTTGAAGAATACACCAGCTACGCGCTAGGGCTGCATAAAAAACTAGTACAAAACGGGGTTGATCCCCGCTCTGAAGAATACTTCGATCAAATTGATGGTCGCTTACAGTCCACGTTCCCTAGTTTATTCAGGGGGGCAAAAGACAGGCCTACGTCCGGTGAGGGTTCCAGACGACCTACTACCGTGGTTGCTTCCGCATCTCGTTCTACGAGTGGAGGTAAAGTTCGGCTAACAAGTACGCAAGTTGCGTTAGCAAAGAAATTCGGTTTAACCCCGCAGCAATATGCTGCTCAAGTAGTAAGATTGGAAAATCAAAATGGCTGAAGTTCAAAACCGTACAAACCGTGATCTAGCGACACGCGAAAAAAATGTTCGTTATGTTTATAAACCGTCGAGTGCTTTGCCCGACCCTACTCCTGAACCCGGATACACATATCGCTGGATAGCGACTGCGGTACACGGCAACTCAGAAGTAATGCGGACAAACGTATCACGCAAAATGCGTGATGGGTATGTTCCGGTAAAGGCAGAGGATCATCCAGAGCTTATGATCGTTGGTAATGAGAAGTCAGGTAATGTTGAAATTGGTGGACTCATGCTTTGCAAGATTCCTACCGAGAAAGCAGAAGCTATGGCTGAGTATTACAACGGCGAAGCTCAGAACCAGATGGACTCGGTGGACAATAGCTTTTTGCGACAAAATGACCCGCGCATGCCGTTATTTGCAGACCGCAAGTCTACAGTAACGCGTGGCGGATTTGGAAATGGTATTAAGTAACTAGGAGTCTTTATGGCTTATCCAGTGGTCTCAGCCCCTTACGGGCTAAAACCAATCAATTTGATTGGTGGTCAGGTATTTGCGGGGTCAACCCGTGAACTACCTATCACCTACGGCTACGCTACAAACATCTTTTATGGAGATTTTGTAACGGTGGTTCGTGGGAACTTGGAGCGCATAAGCGTTACAACCGGTGTTGTCGGTACACTGATGGGGGTTTTCCTCGGATGTTCGTTTACTAACCCGATAACAGGACAAAAAACTTTTTCGCAATACTGGCCTGCGTCTACGCTTGCTGGCGATGCGGTAGCTATTGTCTGTGATGATCCTGATACAGTGTTTAAAGCAGTGATGGTTTCTGGTACTACAGTGGTGACTTCTGGCGCACGCGCTATGATTGGTCAAAACTTGGCAGCAGTTAACAACACAGGCAGCACTGCTACTGGTAATTCCGCTAACGCTGTTTTGGCAGATACTTCCCTAGCACTTACTGCGGCCCTGCCGATTCGTGTTATTGGGTTGGTTCCTGACTCTGTGGTGGCACAAGGTACAGGGGTTTACTCCAGTATTAGTACCGCTACCGTTACGCTTGCTTCGGCTCTTACGTTTACGCCAGTGGTTGGCTCTGACGTTGGCTCCATTGCGGCAAATGGTCAGTACATTGCCAGCGGTTCGTATGTTGCGTCCGTGACAAACTCTACAACGGTTGTGCTTAATGCAGCGCCGCTAGTAGCATTTGCAGCGGCTTCAACAATTGTGTTTAATCAATATCCAGAAGTACTTGTGAAGATCAATTTTGGTCTACATAAATACTATGCTGGAACCGCTGTTGCATAAGGAGTAACATAAAATGGCTATTTCACGCGCACAGCTACTTAAAGAGTTGCTCCCCGGATTAAATGCTTTGTTCGGTCTGGAGTACTCGCGCTACGGCGAGCAGCACAAGGAAATCTACGACACCGAGCAATCGGAGCGTAGCTTTGAAGAGGAAACCAAGCTGTCCGGCTTTAGTGCTGCACCAGTGAAGAACGAGGGTTCTGCAATTGCTTATGACAATGCGCAGGAAGCGTTCACCGCTCGGTACAACCACGAGACCATTGCACTTGGCTTCTCCATCACGGAAGAGGCTGTGGAAGATAACCTGTACGACTCCCTGTCGGCTCGTTATACCAAAGCTTTGGCCCGCGCTATGGCATACACTAAGCAAGTTAAGGCTGCATCGGTTATCAACAACGGTTTCTCCGGCAGCTATGTTGGTGGTGACGGCGTTGCTCTGTTTAGCACGGCGCACCCGCTTGTTGGCGGTGGAACCAACAGCAATCGCCCAGCTACGGCTGCTGATCTGAATGAGACTTCGTTGGAAAACGCAGTTATTCAAATTGCCGCTTGGACGGACGAGCGCGGCCTGCTGATTGCTGCTAAGCCCAAGAAGTTGATTATTCCGCCAAATCTGATGTTCGTTGCTACCCGTCTGTTGGAAACCAGCCTTCGCGTTGGTACTACCGACAACGATATTAACGCGCTGAAGAACAACGGTTCAATCCCTGAAGGTTACACCGTTAACAACTTCTTGACCGACAGCAACGGCTGGTATTTGACCACCGACGTTCCTAACGGCCTGAAGCACTTTGAACGTACCGCGCTGACCAACAGCATGGACGGCGACTTTGACACTGGTAATGTCCGTTACAAGGCCCGCGAGCGTTACAGCTTCGGCTGGTCTGATCCTCTGGGCATGTTCGGTTCGCCGGGCTCGTCCTAAAAGGGTAGAGAAAAGGGGCCTTGTGCCCCTTTTCTTTTTAGTGTATATTGCAGCCATTCCGGGCTTTCCGGTGCATCAAACTAGTCCCGGCTAGACGACATACCGATTGATGCACTTCACTTGTATGTAAGGATATCTATCATGGGATTCGCAACTCATCTCGGCCCTTGGCTGCTTGGCACGGTCAAAAACACCACCGGCACTACTGCTGGCACGATCCGCAATATGGGCGCAACAATGGTTGCTCAAACAGGTGCAACAACTGTTAGCGATACCACCGCTACCACGTTATTTGTTCTACCTGCTGGCGCAATGATCGTTGACTTTTTAGTTAATATCACCACTGCCTATGCTGGCACTACTGGTAATACTATTACTGTAAAAATTGGTTCTACAACCTTGGGTACTGTGGGTGGCGCGACCACTACGCCTTTGTCTGTTGGACGCGCAACTTTTTCCCTCACGGATGCAAGCATTGCTACTTACCAAAACGTAGGTTCAACTGATGCAATCGTTACGGTTACTTATGCTTGCGCTGGTACAGCTAGCGGTGGAGCCGCAACTGTAATTTGCCGATATATTGTCCGTGATAGCGACGGTTCGGCTAACCCAGCCTCTGCTTAATTAATCTTGGGGGTTTCGGCCCCTACTTTATAGGAGATTAGTTATGATGCAGACAGATGTTAAAAGTGCACACTTGAGTGCGGCGGGTTCTTATTACGTTGGGCGGGCGCGACTTAAAGGGATTGTGGTCAGCCCCAAGGCAAGCACGGCAGCAACATTTGAAATTAGAGATGGTAGTGCTACCGCTGCTATTCTTTACACAATGGATATAGCAAGCCTTGGAACCCCAAATACGGTTAGTATATTTGTCCCCGGCGAGGGTATCTTGGCTTACACGGGGTTGTATTTAACAACAAGTGTTGGTACGGTAACAGGTATCACAATATTCTATGGCTAAGAAAAAAGGCCCGGTTCTCTCTGTAGGTCGGGGCGAGAAGCTACCTGTCTCTAAGGGGGCGGGGTTAACAGCTAAAGGCCGTGCCAAGTACAACGCAGCAACAGGCAGTAATCTGAAAGCTCCCCAGCCTCAAGGTGGCGCACGCAAGAACTCGTTTTGCGCCCGTATGTCAGGTATGCCGGGGCCAATGAAAGACGAAAAAGGTAAGCCTACTCGTAAGGCTGCTTCTCTAGCAAGATGGAAATGTTGAGGTAAAAAATGGCTGATGATCCAGTAAAACGCTTGGAAAAATATGTACCGCTTAAATATGAAGATTTGAATACGGGCGCAATCCCTAGAATGTATAGTGGTTTTCCAGACGCAACACGCGCAGAAAATCTTGCGGCGGGGGAAGGGCGCAACGCCGCATCGTATATGCGTGACGCAGCAATAGACGTAGAACGTGGAATAGAGCTACGTCCAAAGCAGAGAGAAAATGTTGACAAACAGCTTCAAAAAATTGGAGAGCTTGCTGACCAATACAAGCGCGAAACTCGGGGCAAAAAAGACACTAGTTTGCGCGGTAAGATTCGTGATTTAACAGGCATGAAGTCTGGCGGCAAGGTGTCTAGTGCCTCTAGCCGTGCTGATGGCTGCTGTGTTAAAGGCAAAACAAAAGGCAGGTATATATGAACGATGCACATGACGCAAAAACAATGGCTGATGGCGCTGCCGTGGTAATGGGCCTTGGCGGTTTTTTAGGGTGGATGACTCCTGTGGTAACACTTATTGGCGGTATATTGACCATTGTTTGGTTGAGCATTCGTATCTGGGAAACGGCTACTGTGCAGCGGTGGGTAAAACCAGATGCCATCGACCAGTAAGAAGCAACACAATTTCATGGCTGCGGTGGCTAACAACCCATCGTTTGCCAAGAAAGTAGGAGTTCCACAATCCGTGGGTAAAGATTTCAGCAACGCCGATAAAGGCAAAACTTTTAAACGAGGTGGTGATATGGCTAAAGCAAACCCTTTCATGGAAATGATTGCTAAGAAAAAAGCAATGGCAACAGGTAAAAAGCCCGCAATGCCGATGAAGAAGATGGCTACCGGCGGTTATGTCCGCGCTGCTGATGGCATTGCTTCTAAAGGCAAGACCAAAGCTAAGCAAATTAAAATGAACAAGGGTGGCATGTCCTGCTAAGGAGTTGTTATGAACGCAAAAGATCTAGCCGCACTAGCGGCCTTGGGCATGGGCGGTGCTTACTTGTACAACCGCAGCAAAAAATCTGATGATGAGGTTCCTGCGGCAAGCCCAAAGTCGCGGGATTTTGACGCGGTTGAACCTGAAACAGAACTTGGCACAAAAGGGGCATATATGCCCAATACGCCAGAGTTTCAAACAAAAGGTGCTTACCTACCTGAAACTTCTGCTGCACAAGACATGGGTACTGAGGGTAACCGTACTAGCATGGCGGTTGGCCCTGCGGCCAAGAAACCTGTAGCCAGACCCGCAGCCAGACCTACAACCCCAGTTGCAGCCCCTGAAGCCCCTGCCGGTAACCCTAAGTTAAATTCTTTGCGGGAAACCAAACCCCGAAATTTTGACCCCGCGTTGTATTCTAGTGAAATTATGGCCCAAAGGGGGCAGAAATCATTAAACAAGCAACTTAATGATAATAAAGCAGAAAAAAAAGCTGCTGCTACGGCTGCGAGTCAAGCAATCATTGACCGCATGTCAAGACGCACAAGGCCGTATATGACAGATGAGGCGGGTAATAACATGAAGCGCGGTGGAGCAGTCAAGAAAATGGCTTCAGGCGGTTCAGTTTCTTCGGCGTCCAGCCGTGGTGATGGTATTGCCCAGCGGGGTAAAACCCGTGGAAAGATGTGCTGAACCATGATGGCCTCACGCGGTATGGGTGACATCGACCCGTCCAAAATGCCAAAGGGCAAGAAAAAGGCCCGTAAGGACAATACTGACTTCACGCAGTATGCCGAGGGCGGTAAGGTAAAGTCCAAAGTAAATGAAGCTGGCAACTACACCAAACCTGATCTACGCAAACGTATTTTCAACAGCGTTAAAGCTGCGGCAATCGTTGGCACAGGTGCAGGTCAATGGTCGGCCAGAAAAGCACAGGTAATGGCTAAACGCTATAAGGCCGCAGGCGGCGGGTACAAAGATTGAAAGCACCGCAGCAATCCCTTAAAAACTGGGGTGACCAGAAATGGCGCACCAAATCGGGAAAGCCATCGTCAAAAACAGGTGAGCGGTACTTACCTGAAGCTGCTATAAAATCTCTTAGTTCTACTGAATATGCAGCTACTACCAAAGCTAAACGTGCAGGCAAGGCAGCAGGTAAACAGTTTGTGGCACAACCCAAAACCATAGCAAAGAAAACAGCAGGGTTTAGATAATGGCTACTTCGGGAATCGCTACTTTCAACCTTGACCTCACGGAAATCGTGGAGGAAGCGTTTGAACGTGCGGGCTCTGAACTTCGCACTGGCTACGACTTGCGTACTGCCCGCCGGTCACTCAACTTGCTGTTTGCGGACTGGGCTAACCGTGGCGTCAACATGTGGACGTTTGACCAAGGGACTATTAACTTGGTTCCGGGGCAGAACACTTACCCACTGCCAACCGACACAGTGGACTTGCTTGAACACGTAATACGTACAGGCGCAGGCAGTGCGTCCACCCAAGCTGACCTGACCATAACGCGCATCAGCGTGTCTACGTACGCAACTATCCCAAACAAGCTGCAACAAGCACGCCCTATTCAGGTTTGGATTCAACGTTTGGACGGACAAACTTCGTCGGTTGGAACCACAATTAGTGCAACAACTACCTCCACCGCTACAACAATTGCGGTAACTTCTGCCGCAAGCTTACCCTCTACCGGTTTTATTTTGATCGGTTCGGAAACCATTGGGTACGGCTACATATCAGGGAATACCCTAAGTAACTGCGTTCGGGGGCAAAACAACACGACTGCTGCGGCCCACACTGCGGGAGACGGAGTGTACGTACAGAACCTCCCCGCTATCACGGTATGGCCTACGCCAGACAACTCCCAGACGTACCAATTTGTTTACTGGCGCCTGCGCCGTGTTAATGACGCGGGTGGTGGTGTAAACACTATGGATGTGCCGTTTCGGTTCTTGCCGTGCATGGTGGCGGGATTGGCTTACTACTTGGCGCTCAAAGTCCCCAATGGCGCTCAGCGGCTGGATATCCTAAAACAGCAGTACGATGAGGCATGGCAACTAGCATCCGACGAAGACCGCGAAAAGGCATCCGTGCGATTTGTGCCGCGTCAGGCCTACATAGGGGGCGGAGCTTGAAATGGGTAATAGGTTTGCATCAGGCAAGAACAGTATTGCCATGTGCGATAGGTGTGGTGCGCAGTTCAAATTAACCGAATTACGTAAGGAAATTATCAAGACAAAGACGTACAATTTGCTTGTATGCCGGTCTTGCTGGGATCCCGATCAGCCGCAGTTACAGTTGGGTATGTACCCGGTGGATGACCCACAAGCCGTGCGGGAACCGCGCA